AAAAGAGAACTGGGTGGTTTCGACCCCCGGATCGGCCTGGACTTTGGATGCCCCCCAGGGCGCGCGACCTCGTGACCGACTGGCGCGACCTCGTGACCCGTGCCAGCCTGCAAACCCATAAAGCAAAAAACCCAGCGTAAAAGCTGGGTTATCTCTAGAGTCGGTCAACCCGGCGCAAACCAGATCAATCCATCGTTAGCACGAATGGTCCGCATGATAGCGATATTTTTACGGTTTCGCAAATTTATTTTGCGTTTGGGCCTAAAACCTATTGACAATAGGATGTTTTAGCCTATAATCTACAACAAGAACAAAACGTTCTTACCGGATTTCACACCGGCTTAAAGGTGAATTTTTAGGGGTCAATCATGAAAACGTTCTATTTCTCTTTTGCAGCTATCGCAATGGCCGCGACTGTACCCGCGCTTTTGGCTGGTTTGCACTTGGCCGCAACATTCAACCTGTTTCCCTTGTTTGCAGTCCCTGCCCTTGTATGCGTCGCGCTGTCTGGTTATGCGCTCCACAAATTCGAAACCATGTAAGGGGGAACGATCATGTTTACTACTGTTTCTCTTTATGACTTCCGCGAAGCATTCCGTACTCATAACCGTATGGAAAACTTTACCTATGAAGGTTTAGAAGTTCTCTTTGATTACCTGGAATCATACGAGGATGATACTGGCGAAAAAATTGAACTTGACGTAATCGCTCTATGTTGCGATTACACCGAAGATACGCCGGAAAACATCGCCTCAAACTATTCAATCGACCTGAACGATGTAGACATTGAGGATGAAGACTATGCAGATCAATGCAGGGCTATCGTTTTGGAGTATCTGAACGATAACACCTTGTTAGTCGGTGAAACAGACGACACAATCATTTATCAAGTGTTTTAAGGCGTACGCCATGAAAACCGAAACAATGTTCAAAGCCTATATAGAGGCGGTTTACTTCACCGATACGGGTGACAACGAACAACCCGATTCATGCGCCGAACTGACCGACTATTTCAAAGCACGCGCATACATCGATTGCCGTAATTTTCTTTATGCAACTAAAGACCTAAGCGAAGATGATAACCCAGAACAATTGGGTCACGACCTATGGTTAACCCGTAATGGCCATGGGACTGGGTTTTGGGATAGGCCTGAGGTTTACGGCACTGCAAACGCTACGTTATATGCACGCATTGCCACGGCCATGGGTGAACACGATTCTGAATTTTTACCGGATAATTCGACCTATGGCAAACTTGAACGCACAAAAACACACCGTCATTCTCACCGATGAATGGCATGGCCTGACTCGTCCTGTCACCGGCTACGAGATGATCGGCACCATCCAACGGGGCAAGCACATCGCCGCCTTGGCTGAACGCGATGGGCGCTACTTCAGCGTCGAGAACGGACTGTGTGAGCCGCTGAACCAGAATCAGGTGCTGAAAGCCATGCGCAAAGCGGGGTACGCGGTATGAACTACCCCACAGCCGACGAAGTGCGTGCAGCAAGGGCTTTGGCGGGCCTCACACAGCAGCAAGCCATTGAGTTGATACACCAAGCAGGGAATCGCACTTGGCGGGCCTACGAGGCCGGTACGATGAGGATGCACCCCTCGTCATGGGAACTGTTCTTGCTCAAAACCAACCAGCACCCTACCCTGCGCCTGACGGTCAAGGGTTAGCGTTCCAGGTCTTCTTGAAGCGGGCTTCCATCATCTCGCAGGTGGATGCCGCGAACTGCGCCGTCGAGGCGTCAAGGGATTTGCGGCCCTGTTCTTTCCAGCACAGCGCAATGGCGTCACGGTCACGGGTCTTGGGGTCGTTTGGGTCGTACATCAAATTGCCGATCACCACAAACGCGATGAACCCACCGATAAGCCAAAGAACGATTTTCATTGTGTACCCCCCTATTTTCAGTTGATCGTAGCACCAAGCCGTGCCAAAGCCGAGTCCCGAATCGCGGCCAGCCCCTCACGGGTAGTCTGTAGCTCACGCACCACGGCGTTGATGTGCAGCCCCGGCCACACATAGCACCAGCGCAGCACTGTGCGTTGCTGTGCAGGCAGCAAGGCCACTGCACGCTCGACCTCCAGCGCGGCCAGGGTGTTGATCGCCATGGGGATGTGAGGGTCGATGTCCCACTGGCGTGGTGTGCGGTAGTTGCGCCACATGGGGTTCATGCCAAGGGGCCTTTGCGCCACTCGGACCCAGCGTGCCCACTCGCCACACCGCTGGTCAATGTCTTTCAGGGATTCGGGGATTCGTGCCAAGTCGTTCATTTCTCATCCTTCACATAAAAAGTGCATTGGTAGCCATAGTGCCTACCCATGTCGCAGACATGCTCGGTGTCCACCAGCTTGAGTTGCTTGTGGTGGATGCAGTCACCGCAATGCCGGTGGCGGGCTTCCATTTGGGTCTGCTTGCGCTCCAGCACTTTGGCTGGATCAGCCCATTGCCAGCTTTCAGGCGTCATAGAGGTGCCCTCGCGCCACTTTGGGTTTTCCACAAACAGCCAACGCAGCCGGGGTCGGCGTATTGGTCATCGGCTTGATAGCGGCAGTCCATTGCCATGCGGAACGGCACCACCACCATGCGGGGCAAACGGCTGGTGGCGGCTGCGCTGTGCGTCCAGCCGTCTTGCACCCACATGGTTTCTTTGAACGGGGGGCGGTTGTGGCAGGGGTTTGGTTTCATGCGTTTTTCACCCATTGTTTGAAATTTGCTGAATTGGCAAAAAATCGCTCATTCATGTTTTTCTCCAAGATAATTCCTCCAACATCTACCTCCAACACCTCCATCTGGAGATGTAGGTGTGTTGGAGGATGGTGTTTCTCCAACAGGACTCCAACGTTGGAGGATGTTGGAGTTGGAGGAATTGACGAACGGGCTAAAAATCACTCGTTCCCCCGTCGGTCGGTGAAACCTGTCCTTCGGTAAACGTCACTTTTTCGCCGTTCGTTTTGAGCGCTCCGTACTTTTCCAAGTCCCGAATCGCGTCTAGCGCCAGCGCAGCGGCCTTGCCATCGGCCAATTGGCCGCTGGTGTAGATGCCCTTGCTGGTGAAAAGCGCCGCTACTTCGGTCTTCAAAGCCCCCAAGGCAAACTCCTTGCGCCCAGCCCTGGCCTCTTCCCGCAACCACTCCAGCAAGGCTTTTGGTCGGCCTTTGGTTGGTGTGCTGTTCTTTGCGGTGTCCTTAGCCTCTGCCCTCGCCACTTCCCGTGCGCCCGACGCCTCAAAGACCTCGCCGTGCAGCGCCACCAGGCTCGACACGATGCCTTCGTCTGAATCAAAGTCGATGACCACCTCGGGCAGCGTGAAGCGGTATTCCTTGCCTTCGCCCTTGCCGTCCTTGAGTTTGGTGACAACGAGCGCGCGGAAGTCGTTGGTGCGGATCACCTCGCACTCGGCGTCGAGGGCACCCTTCACGCCACTCCAGCCCCGCAGCCCTTTGCCGGCGTCCTTGCCAGAGTGCCCTACCAAAGCGACGGTGGCCGTGAGCGCCTTGCCGATGGCCTTGCAGAAGCCGAGGAAGCGGCCCATGTCCTCGCCGCTGTTCTCGTTGGCTCCGGGCGTCACTTGGGCCATCGTGTCGGCCACCACCAACTCGACACCAGCGCATTGCCCTCGGATAGAGGCCAGCAGCGCCTTGACGTCATCCTTCTCGGTGAGGTTGGGTTGGTCGCCAAGCACGTACAGGTATTCGCTCAGTTCGTCCATGCTTTCGTCGTTGTGCTGGCACCAAGCCTGCATGCGTTCTCGCATCCCCGACGCGCCCTCGGCCGCGATGTACAGCACCCGGGCTTGGCGGCACGGGATGCCGAACCACGTCAGGCCCAAGGCCACCCGGCACGCGATGTCGAGGGTGATGAAGGTTTTGCCCGACCCCGACGCGCCGAACACGGCCACAAGTTCAGCCTTGGGCACCACGCCCTTGACGAACCAGTCCAGCCGGCGCACGTTGGCAACGTAGTCTTTGGCAGAGTAAATCTTGAACTTGTGCTGCGGGGGTTTTGGCGCGGTCGGCCGTGGGGCGCTGGGCGCGCCAGCCGACACGTCATCGAAGTCATCTGCAACGCCGTCTGTGGTGGCCGGCGCGCCCTCTGCCACCAGCCCATCGTCATCAGCGTCCACCGGCACGTCCAGTGATTCGCTCAAGTCATCGAAGTCAGCCTGGGTGAGCGCCTTGGGGCGGGCCTTGGGCGCGGCTTTGACGCAGTGGTGTTCCCACAGATAGGCCAGCGCCTTGTCATAGTCTTGGCGACGGTGATCCAGCGCCACTTCAAGGGCGTGGTGGTTGTGCGCCAGCACCGACAGCAGTTGCTGGGCGGTCAAGCCCGCGCTCAAGACCGACACGGCCGCGCTGTGCAGCGCGCGCGACCTGTCCCCCGTGGTGTCGCCATCTGACAGGAAGTCGCGCACGGCCGGGGGCAACTCAATGTCCCCCAGTGCCGGCGTATGGGCTTCGTCCAACACATCGGGCATGGGTGGCAGGTCTTTTTTAGCCAGTTGCGCCACCGACGATGCACGGCCGTAGGTGCCGCGCAAGCCGGCCAGAAACCCGGGCGTGACTGGCGCAATCTTGCGTGGCGCACCCGGCAGCACCCGGCCGCTGACGGTGAGGTGCCGGGGCGTGCTGCCCACGTAGACCTCAATGCCCACAGCGTTGTTCGTCCAGTCACCGCCATCGGACATGCCCAGCGCGAAGATGCGCAGGCCGCGCCCGGAGGGCGAGATTTCGGTGTAGCTGTTGGCGGTGTTGACCACTTCTTGCGCCCACGGTGCCACGGTGCCGTCTGCGTCGATGCAGTTGTCCATGTCGATGCCCACGACACCTTCGATGTCGGTCATCACGAAGCAGATGCCGGAGAGCATTTGCTTGGCTTTGATGTACGCGGTCAGGGCTTCGTTGTGCGAGAACCACTTCTCCGGGGCGGCAGTGGAGATGCCGATTTCAGGGTGGACGGCGCTTTTTGGCAGCTTGTCAAACTTGCCGCGCTTGGCGTTGAACACGGCTTGCCACGGTGCCCATCGGCGCATCGCCTTGAGTTCGTCGGGGATACCGGAACCGTCGAACTGCTGGATGCTGGGTTTTTGAGCGTTCATGAGCGCGCCCATCACATCGCCGTTTCCCAACCCGACAGTAGCTCCAACATGCGTGGGTTAGCCAAAGCCGCCCGGGGCACACCATACACTGCCTCGATTTCCTGCGCGCGGCGCAACGGGGTGTACCCGCGCTCTACCCATTTGCCCACGGCTTGCTGCGACACGCCCAATTGCTGCGCCAGCTTGCCCTGCGATCCGGCCGCTTCAACAGCCGTGTCAATTCCTCTTTGCATCATCACTCCTAGTTAACAACCTAAGGTTGTGAGTCGGGATGCTAGCACAAATGCGAATTGTCAAACAACCGAAAAAAGAGTAAATTACAATCACAACCAAATTGTTGTTATCAGGAGTACGAAATGGAAGTCAAACTGGGTTTTGCGGAAGCCATGCGCCTAGACATGGAGCGCAAAGAGTTGTCCGAAGCCAAAGTTGGCGCAGCGCTAGGCATCTCGCAACAAGCCGTGGGCAAGTGGTTGGATCGCGGGTTCCCTCCCCTGTCAAGGGTTGGCGAACTGCGCGCGCTGCTGGGTGAGAACAGCAACTTCGCCAAGTTGACGCATGAGGATTTGTTTGGCGACAGCAAGATGTCGAGGACGCCGAACCCGCACCGGGTAATGGAGCGCGCGCCACCCTACGGCCACACAGCTAGCGTCGCCACACTGGTGGGGCTGATAGGTATGCTGCCCGACGACCCCGCGCTGCGCGCCCGTGTGCTGCGCGATTGCGTCAAGATCGTGAGCGCGGCATTAGCTACCGACGCCGATGATTAAATCGCCCCCCCCCCATAACCCCCAAGCCCGCCTTGCGCGGGCTTTTTCACGAAAGTGCCCACAACCTTAAATTATTTTTCAACCAACAACCCACAACCATAAAACTGTGGCATACTTCACATCAACAACTCGCAAGTTGTGAGTTGTGAAACAGCAAGGGGCATAAATAAGATGGATTTGACGAACGATGAACTGTTACGGAAAACGTACTTTGAAAGGTCAACTGATGACCTAGCCAAGGAACTCGCCAAACGCCTGGAAGAGGCACTGGACGAAATTGAAAAACTCACTACCAAAGGAAATTCATGAGCATTGAGCAAACCATCGCGGCCAACACCGCAGCGCTGACGGCGCAGACCGCCGCCATCGAAAACTTGGCGGCTATGTGGAAACTGTTGACCGCCAACGCCACGGCGATCAAGGCCGGCGGTGTACCTATCTCGGAGAAAGCGCCCGACCCAAAGCCTGCACCTACCCCGGCTGCGCCCGTGACGGCTACACCCACCCCCGAGGTGAGTGCGCCGGCAGAGCCTGCTGCGGCATCCCCTTCTGAAGCGCCAGCCGTGGTCGAGATGAAAGACCTGTCTGCCGCCGTGACCGCTGCGGCCACTCGCAACCGCGATGGGCTGGTGGCGCTCTTGGGCAAGCACGACGTCAAGCGCGCCAGCGAATTGCCGCAGGACAAGTGGGCTGCGTTGGTGCTGGAATTGGAGGCGCTGTAATGGCTCACGCAAAGTTGTCACCCTCCAGCGCCGAACGCTGGATGTCTTGCCCGGGCAGCGTTGCGCTGAACGAAGGCAAGGACGACAACGGCAGTTCGTATGCGGCCGAAGGCACGGCCGCGCATGAACTGGCCGAGAAGATTCTGCGCGGCAACTTGGGCGCTGCGGAGGCCAAAGGCTTGGTTGGGCTGCGCGCCGAAAACGGTGTCGAGTGGACAGACGACATGCTGCGCGATGTGCTGAGGTACACCGACCAGATTCACCAGATCGTTGAGTCCACGGGCGGCACCCTGCACGTCGAACAAAAACTGCCTATCTGGCCGTGGACTGACGAAGCCGAAGCGCACGGCACCGCTGACGCGGTGATCGTGGCCGGCGAAGAACTGATCGTGGCCGATTTGAAATTTGGTATGGGTGTGGAAGTGTCGGCCGTGGACAACAAGCAACTGATGCTGTACGCCCTGGCCGCGCTGGACAAGTTTGACGCGGAGGTGTTCGTATGACCTATGCGTTCAAAACCGTGCGCTTGGTCATCAGCCAGCCGCGCACCGGCAACTTCAGCGAGTGGACGGTTTCGGTGGAAGAGTTGCTGGCGTTCGGCAAAGAGGTCAAGATGGCAGCGGCCACCACCCGCATGGCCGACGCGCCCCTCCACGCCAGTGAAAAGGCTTGCAAGTTCTGCCGCGCCAAGGCCACTTGCCCTGCGCTCACCAAAGCAGTAGAGGCCACGACCGGCGCGCTGTTCGATGACCTGTCTGCCCCTACCCCACCGGCCGGCTGCGCCAGCGACGACATCGCCAACAAAATGGCAATGGTCAAGATGGTGGAAGATTGGTGCAAGGCGCTGCGCGGCGAGACTGAACGCCGACTGCTGGCGGGCGAGGCTGTGCGCGGCTACAAGCTGGTGCAGGGCAAGATGGGCAACCGCAAGTGGTCAGACGCTCAAGAGGCCGAAGCCACGCTGAAAGCCATGAAGCTGAAAGTGGACGAGATGTACGACTTGTCGCTCATTTCGCCCACCACGGCCGAGAAGCTGATGGGCAGCGGGGCAATCGGCCCGCGCCAATGGAAGAAGGTCATTCCTTTGATCACCCGGGCAGAGGGTCAGCCAAGTGTGGCACCTGAGTCCGACAAACGCCCTGCCCTTGTGGTAGGCGGCAACACCGACGATTTCGATGTGGTGCAAACCACTGAAGAATTCGTTTAATTTTTTACCTTGCTTCACAACCTTAGATTGTTTATATGAAAATCAAACTCAACAACGTTCGCCTCGCTTTCCCTGCCCTGTTCGATGCCAAGTCTGTCAACGCCGGCGACAAGCCTGCCTACTCTGGCGCGTTCATCATCCCCAAAGACCACCCGCAAATCGCGGAACTGGAAAAAGCCCTGGCCGGCACCGCTGACGAAAAGTGGGGCGCGAAAGGCCCAGCCATGCTCAAGACGCTCAAGGCCGGCGACAAGACTGCGCTGCATGACGGCGACGGCAAGGCCAGCTACCAGGGCTTTGAGGGCAACTACTTCATCAGCGCGCGCAACCCGGTACGCCCAACGTGCGTTGACGCCGACAAGACCCCGCTGGTGGAGTCTGACGGCCGGCTGTACTCGGGTGCCTACGTCAACGTGGTGCTGGAACTGTGGGGCCAAGACAACGCATACGGCAAACGCATCAATGCGACCTTGCTGGGTGTCCAGTTCTTCCGCGACGGCGATGCGTTCAGCGGTGGCGGCAGCGCCAGCCAGGACGACTTTGACGATGTGACCAGCGGTGCCGACGCCAACGCAAGTTTCGTCTGATTTTTTCACGCCTACACCAACAACCTTAGGTTGTTGGTGAATCAACCAATGAAGGAAGAGCATGAGCGAAGTATGGAAACCCGTTGTCGGCCACGAAGGCGCGTATGAGGTCAGCAATATGGGGAACGTGCGGAATGCAGCCGGCCACGTACTGTCCCCAAACGCCCAAAACAACGGGTACGTGATAGTGCATTTGTACTCAGGCGGGAGGCACACCCGCAAACCAAAAACCATACACCGGCTTGTTGCGGAGGCGTTCTTAGGCGCGCCAAACGGCAGGGAAGTAAATCACCTTGACGGGGTTAAAACTAACAACGCCATCGCTAACCTTGAGTGGACAACCCGGTCACTGAACAACACCCACGCATTCAAGATGGGGCTAACAAACCCCCCGCGAAACGCCGTCATAGGCGTGTCCGTAGCTGACGGGCATGAAGTGCGGTTCCCATGCCAACGCGACGCGGAGATCGCGTTTACTGGCAAAGCAACATCGGCCGTGCATAACTGCCTTGTGGGTAAGAGCAAGACCGCGTTTGGCTATGCGTGGTGCATAGCATGACCTATCGCCTCTGGGGCGATCTGGAAACGTACTCGGAGACACCCATCGCTCACGGCACCTACCGCTACGCCGCGAACGCTGAAATTACGCTGTTTGCCTGGGCGATTGACGAATACCCCACACAAGTGTGGGACTTGACGGCCGGCGAACCGATGCCTTACGACCTTCAGGTGGCGCTGCTGGACCCCGACTGCGAAGTCTGGTTTCACAACAGCATGTTCGACCGCACAGTGATGCGCTACGCTATGCCCGACTGGTGCCCGCCCCTGCACCGTTGGCGCGACACGATGGTGCAAGCCATGTGCCACTCGTTGCCGGGTAAGCTGGCAACGCTCTGCGAGGTGCTGGGCATTGCCGAGGACAAAGCCAAGTCCAAGCGCGGCGGGCAGTTGGTGCAGTTGCTGTGCAAGCCCCGGCCGGCCACCTCCAAGTTCACCCGGGCCACCCGCGATACGCACCCGGTAGAGTGGGCTGAGTTTGTGGACTACGCGCGCCTGGATGTGGAAGCCATGCGTGAGGTACACCGCAAGTTGCCCAAGTGGAATTACGCTGGCGCGGAACTGGCGCTGTGGCACCTTGACCAGACCATCAACGACCGGGGCATCACGGTTGACCTCGATCTGGCGAACGCTGCGCTGGCTGCGGTGGACTCCGAGAAAGAGGTACTGGCCGAGCGCACGGTGGACATGACCAATGGCGAGGTGCAGACCGCCACCCAGCGCAACGCCATGATTGAACACATGCTGGCCGAGTACGGCATCGCCCTGCCCGACTTGCAAATGGCGACGGTCGAACGCCGGCTGGATGACCCCGACATCCCCGAGGCGATGAAAGACTTGCTGCGTGTGCGCTTGCAGGCCAGCACCACCAGCACCAGCAAGTACAAGGCACTGGTGCGCGCCACCAACCTTGACGGCCGGCTGCGTGGACTGTTGCAGTTTGCTGGCGCTGGGCGCACGGCGCGCTGGAGTGGGCGCACGTTTCAGCCGCAGAACCTGCCACGGCCGACGCTCAAGGACGCGGCCATCAACGAGGGCATCACGGCGCTCAAGGCCGGCACTGCGGGGTTGATATACACCAACGTCATGGAAGTCGCCAGCAGCGCGATACGGGGCTGCATCGTGGCACCCAAGGGGCAGAAGTTGGTGATTGCCGACTTGTCCAACATTGAGGGGCGCGGGCTGGCGTGGCTGGCCGGCGAGGAATGGAAGCTCCAAGCCTTTCGGGACTTCGATGCCGGCCAGGGCTTCGACCTGTACAAGCTGGCCTACGCCAAGTCGTTCGGCATCGACCCGGCCAAGGTGACAAAAGACCAGCGGCAAGTCGGCAAGGTGCAGGAATTGGCGTTGGGCTATCAGGGCGGTGTCGGTGCGTTCGTCACCTTCGCTGCGGCCTACGGCATCGACCTTGACGAACTCGCGGTCGGCATTCTGCCCAACGCCCCGCAAGACCTGCTGGGCGAGGCGCGCAAGTTCCTGGCATGGCTGAAGCTCAAGCCGAAGCCCGAAACCTACAACTTGGCCGATGACACGTTCGTGGCCTGCGATGTGGTCAAGCGCGGATGGCGCAAAGGGCACCCGGCGATTGCCGCTTGGTGGCCGATGCTGGAGCAGGCGTTCCGTGATGCCGTTGACTCGCCCAAGTACACCTTCGACTGCGGCACTGTCAGGATGCGCCGGGACGGTAGCTGGCTGCGGGTGCGCTTGCCCTCCGGCCGCGCGCTGTGCTACCCAGCGCCAGCAATAGACGAGGCCGGCAACTGTTCCTATATGGGCATGGGCCAGTACAGCCGGCGCTGGGAACGCCTGAAGACCTACGCCGGCAAGATTGCCGAGAACTGCACCCAAGCGTTTGCCCGGGACATCCTGGCCTACAACATGCCGCGCATCGAGGCCGAGGGCTACAAGATTGTTTTGAGCGTGCATGACGAACTGCTAACCGAAACACCGGACTCCGACGAGTTCACCCACACCCGGCTTGCCGCGCTCATGTCCACCGTCCCGCCTTGGGCCGAGGGCTTGCCGCTGGCGGCTGCGGGCTTTGAATGCTACCGATACAGGAAAGATTGATATGCGCGAATCGAAGATTGAAAAACACCTTGCCATGCGCGTCAAAGAGGCGGGCGGGCTGTGCTGGAAATTCTCCAGCCCCAACCTGCGCGGCGTACCTGACCGCGTGGTGATTCTGACCCTTGGCCGGCTCTGCTGGGTAGAACTGAAAGCCCCGGGCAAACTGCCCAACGTGCTGCAACTGCGCCGCCACGCCGACCTGCGCGCGCGCGGCCACCGGGTTGTGGTGCTTGACTCCATTGAAGCGGTGGATGCGTTTGTAGAGGAATCCAAGTGACCCGCGTCTTCCAACCTCACGGCTATCAGAAGCTGATCATCGACCACATTCTGCAAAACGACAGGTGCGCAGTTTGGGCCGGCATGGGGCTTGGCAAAACTTCAGCCTCGCTCACGGCGATTGACGCCGTGCGCTTCATGGAAGACGACCCGATACTGGTGCTGGCACCGGCCCGGGTATGTCAGACCACTTGGCCCGAGGAATCGCAGAAGTGGGCGCACACGCAGCACATCAACGTGCGCTCGGCCACCGGCCCGCTGAAGGACCGGCTTGCGGCCGTTACGGGGCGCGCGGATGTGTACGCCGTAAATTACGAAAATTTGCCCTGGCTGATCGACTACTGGGGCGACAAGTGGCCGTACAAGACGGTGATTGCCGACGAATCCACCAAGCTCAAGTCCTTTCGCCTACGGCAAGGCGGCAAGCGCGCGCAGGCGTTCGCCCGGGTAGCCCACACCAAAGTCAAGCGGTTCATCGAACTGACCGGCACACCCAGCCCCAACGGGCTACAGGACTTGTGGGGGCAGTTGTGGTTCATCGACCGGGGGCAGCGCCTGGGGCGCACCTATGACGCCTTCAAGCAGCGCTGGTTCCGGCCGCACCCCAGCGGCTTCGGCATCGTCGCCCTGCCCCATGCGCAGGCAGAAATTCAGGGCGTGCTGTCAGATGTGTGCCTGTCCATCGAGGCGAAGGACTGGTTTGACCTGCGCCAACCCATCGTGAACAACATCTATGTCGATCTGCCGGCCCGGGCGCGCAAGACCTACGAAGAGTTGGAAAAACAGATGTTCACTGAGTTGGACAGCGGCCATGAACTTGAGGCGTTCAACGCGGCCGCGCGCACCATCAAGTGTCTGCAAATCGCCAACGGCGCAGCCTATGTTGATGGTGGCAATAGCGAGTGGCAAGACGTTCACGACCAAAAGTTGTTGGCGCTGGAAGAGGTTGTGGAGGAATCTGGTGGTGAACCTATTTTGGTGGCCTACCACTTCAAGTCAGACTTGGCCCGTTTGAAGAAGCACTTCCCGCAAGGCCGGGAACTGGACAAAGACCCCAAGACGCTCAAGGCGTGGAACAAGGGCGAGATACCGCTGATGTTTGCCCACCCGCAAAGCGCCGGCCACGGCTTGAACCTGCAAGACGGTGGGCGCACGCTGGTGTTCTTCGGCCATTGGTGGAATCTGGAAGAACGGCTGCAAATCATTGAGCGCATCGGCCCTACGCGCCAGCTTCAGGCCGGCTACGACCGCGCCATGTTCATCCACAACATCATTGCCCGGGGCACGGTGGACGAGATGGTCATTGAGCGCGTGGAAACCAAGCGCGAGGTGCAAGACATCCTCATGGCATCGCTCAAACGCAAGTACGGAAAAAAATAATTTTCAACAACCTATGATTGTTGTTATGGTTGTGGCATACTTCGTTTAACAACCTTGTAGTTGTTAACCTAACAGGAATACCCCGATGAAGTTCTTCTACTTTTTTCGCTTTTACCGCAACGCGGGCTACACCGTTCGGCACGCCTTTCGCCGTGCTTTGGAGATGTACAAATGACAACTGAAAACCCCCTCGCCAAACAAGTCAGCGGCGACCATTACAAGAACATGGCGATCCAGCCCATCGAGTTCATCCATGCGAACAACATCCCGTTTGCAGAAGGCTGTGCCATCAAGTACCTGTGCCGCTGGCGCAGCAAGAACGGGGTGGCCGACTTGGAAAAAGCCAAGCACTTCATTGAGTTGCTGATTGAGTTGGAGTCCCGCAAATGAAGCGCGGCCCCCACGACACCTTCAGCAACGCCTCGCTTGACCGCAGGGCAAGCATCACCCTGCACGAAACCATCAAGCCCAAGGCCAAGAAAAAGCCCATCAGCAAGCCTGGCAGCTACGCCGAGCCGAAGCCACCAGGGGCCGCCCTGCCCCGGACGATGGCCTTTGGCGGTGAGCTTGAACCCACCCCGCACCAGTACGTTCGCGCTGGTGCCAGCGACTTCCTACTTCTCCCATCGAAAGGATTCTCATGTTAAGAAACAAACACGTCTACGACGAAGATAAACCGCACTGGCTATGGAACTTGGTCGGCGTAATGCTTGGAATGATTGGCTTGTCGCTTGTGTTTGCTTGGATGATCGAGAGGATCGCATGAACCGCCTCGTATGCTGGTTTAGCTGTGGCGCGGCATCTGCTGTTGCAGCCAAGTTAGCAATAGCTCAGTACGGCAAGACGCATGAGATCGTCGTTGCCCGTTGCATTGTCAAGGAAGAACACCCCGACAACGACAGGTTTGCGGCTGACTGCGAAACGTGGTTCGGTATGCCAATCACAAACCTGATCAATGAAGAATACGACGGCAGCATTTACAACGTCATCACGAAGCGTAAGTACATCAGCGGCATCAATGGTGCGCCCTGCACCATGCTTCTGAAAAAGCACGTCCGTGAAGCGTTCCAGTTGCCAGATGACAAGCATGTGTTTGGATACTGCACAGAGGAACAAGAGCGCTTTGACAGCTTCCTTGATGCCAACAACATCGACTGCGTATCGCCGCTGATCGAGCGCCAGTTGTCACATGCCGACTGTCTTGGGATGCTGCAAAACGCGGACATTGAACTGCCCGTTATGTACAAACTTGGCTACCAACACAACAACTGTATCGGCTGCGTCAAGGCCACTGGCAGCGGCTATTGGAACAAGATTCGCGCTGATTTTCCAGAGAGGTTCTGGATGATGGCGGGTGCCAGCCGTGCGCTAGGGGTTCGCATGGTGCGCGAAGGGACAACCCGGATATTTCTGGATGAACTCAAGACGGGCACTGGGCGCTACCAAGACGAACCGGAAATCCAATGCGGCATCTTTTGCGAAATGGCTCAATCTGAATACGCGGAGGCAGCATGAGTGACTGCAACACTTGCCCACCCTGTAACCAGCGGTGCAACCAGTCTGACACCTGCCCACACAGACTTGCAATGGACGAAGGTAAACCCCTCTCTTCTGGTGAAAACTTGTTCATCTACGCAGGCATGACTGTGGGTGTGGTGATCTGGGTGTCCTTTGCTGTCTGGTTAACGCTGTGATCTGCCCCGACTGCTTCCGAAAGCTGCTCTGCGTTGATAGCAGGCCGTTCGGTGAAATCCAGCAGCGGCGATACATCTGCAAGCGCTGCGACAAGACACACAACACGCATGAGTTTTTCGCGCCGAGACTCTATAAAAACCGTGGCCCGAAGCCACCGAAAGGATTGAAATGAACACAGCACAGATCATGGCGCTGTCACTCGATTACGTGCTGGCAGTCGAGTGCAAAGACTTTGCGCTGATTGAAACAACAAAGGCCGAGCTTGAATCAGCCATTGAGCAACTAGTGCAGGGGCGTGATCGAGAGATTGCACGGCATGACAGCATGGTAATTTACAACGACCAACTCGCAGCGGAGTGCAAGGTGCTTCGTGATGCGCTGCGACATCTTGCACACAACGCCCGTAAATCAGGCGCGGATATGGGTCTTGCGCTTGACGTAGCACAGGATGCACTACAAGGAGCAAATCATGAAAGTTGATTTATACATGGATGTGTTCCAAGGGTGCTACACAGCAAACTTGTACGCCACATCAAACCCGTGCGCCAAGTCGGATACGGCCAGACGATTGATGATCACAGTCAATGTTCCAGACGAGTTTCTGTTCGGAAAAGTAGATGCCGTTCTCCCGGTGATTGAGAAGGTGGAGGTGGACAAATGAGGGGCACTGACCGTGGCACCTACCAACGCACTGCACAAGCACTCTTGCGTAACAACCCCAAGCCGAAACCCTTTGGCAGCTTTGATGGGGTGAATTTTGAAGTAGGGACACAGAGCCTGCATCGCACACCTGCATCAAGGATGTGGCGCATGTTTTGGCGAATGAAATACATCAGGAGCAAATCATGAACCAAGTTAAGACATGGCGAGAGCGCCTAGAGTACCCACACTCAAACAGCAGGGAGCAACAAGAGTCTGCAATGCAATCCGAGATTAACGAACTGCGCCAAGCCATCGAGCAGGCTGAGGCAGAGGAACCGTATGCGTGGGTGTGTTGTGTGCCGGGGCAAGACCCTTGCTTTCTGCTGAGTGAGCCATCAGACGAACGCTATCCACCGGGCTACAAAGAACCTCTCTACACAAGGAGCAAATCATGAGCATTGAAGTGATGAAACAGGCGCTTGAGGCGCTCAATACGTGTCGCGTCATGGGGGCCGATGACGATGGAAATTACACGAAAGAGATTACTCCGAAGGTAATTACATCAGCTATTACAGCCCTGCGCCAAGCTATCGAGCAGGCTGAGAAACAGGAGCCTGTGGCGTGGATGGCTATTGAAAATTATGTTGATGCCGATGGTTTGTGGGAAACAAGAAACATTTTGAATTTCCACGGTGATGGAACCCCACTCTACACCCGCCCACCAACAGCACCAGCGCAGCCACTGACAGACAAGCAGATTGATGCGCTAGGGGTTCGTGGAATAGAGCAGTTTCCTACGCTGTCTAACCTAGTACCGTGGGGTGCTGAGTTGATGCCGTATGTCCGCCAACTGACTCGTGCCATCGAAGCCCATCACAGCATCAAAGGAGCATCACTATGAGAACAGACAGAGAATTGCTTGAGTTTGCGGCGAAAGCCGCTGGCGTTGAATACATCATCAGCGCGGGTCAGTTGTGGACAACGATGGATGGCTCGATCAACAAATGGACTGAGCGATGGAATCCACTTGCGAACGACGGTCAAGCATTGCGACTGGCTGTGAAACTGGAACTTGATGTGACGTACAGCGATAGCCATGTGTTCGTGAACAAACGGGATGAATATGAGACTTTTGTTGCGCTTGGTGGCAACAGATACGTAGACACACGGCGTGCAATAACAACAGCAGCCGCAGAATTAGGAGAGCAACTATGACCACCCGCACTGAGTTGAAGCAATGCCCTTGGTGTGATAGCCAATTGAAAGCAGTCAAGAACATTAGGTTTGGCATAGTGGAGTGCGCCCATGATTGGCATGACCCAAAGCCAAGCAACCGCACTGAGTTGATTGAATGGCTACGTGACAGCTACATCCCCGGAGTGAATGAAGATTTACGGGAAGCCGCTGACATGCTGGAGGCTGATGCAGTTCAAATTGCGAGGCTTAAAGATGTGCCGATGAAGTACAAGCGGCTGGCCTTCAATGCAGAGCTTCAGCACGAAGTAGACAAGCTCCAAGCTGCTGCACGGCTGGCGCTGGATGCGCTGATAAATCTTCAGCCAATTATCGGCAATGGACTACTGACAAAACAACAATTGGCATTCATTGATCCTAGCCTTGATGTTGCCATCACCGCACTACGGGAGGCGCTATGAACGATCTAGTCGGAACCAAAGAGATCGCCCAGTTCCTGGGCATCACCCGCGCACATTGTGTTGGGCGCATCATCAAGCGGGAGGACTTTCCGCAGCCAGCGCTGAACGTCAGCCAGCGGCTGCGCAAGTGGCGCAAGACCGATGTGCTGAAATGGGCGGGACTCAAATAATCAGGGCGATTTCAGCGGCGGTCTGTCTGTAATAGGCAGAGTAAAGCTGCTGGATGTCCTTATGCCCGCTTATTTTTGCCAAAACCATGACATCCATGCGCTTGGATAGTCTGGTCAGCGCTGCCGCACGGGAGTCGTGGAAGCGCAAGTTCTCTATCATCAGCCTGTCGCGCACCTTGCGGTAGAGCGCGTCCAGACTGCCAGAGTCCACGGTGAAATACTTGTCGGTGGCCCAGCCGTCCAACAGTTTCAGCAGGCGCAGCGCCCGCTTGGTGAACGGCACAAACCGGATGCCGACCTCATCAACTGTCTTGTGATGAACCAGGGTGATCACCCGCTTGTTCAAGTCAACCGTCGATTTACTCAAACTCAGTACCTCACCCGCACGCATGGCGGTGTGGTGCGCCACCAGATAGGCATAGGCGACCTCTTGCTGCATCGTGGCGGGCTTTTTGCCGGTGACGTAGCCCATTGACCTGACCAGCCTGTAAATCTCGTTGGCGCTTGTTTGGCGCGTCCTGGCGAGTGCCTTCTTTGGCATCTTGGCTTTCTTCCACGGCGAGTCACCGCACCACGCCCACTCATCCCGCGCCACATTCCACAGGTTTTTCAGCGAACAGGCTTCGCGCACTATGCTGGAGTCAGCAACCGTCTTGCGCCGTGCATCACGCCACTCACCGATGTCAGCCGGGGTGATCGTGTGCAGCACTTTCCCGCACAGTGCGGGAAATTCCCGCTTCATAGCCTCAAAACGCAGGCGCTCAGACCGACAACTGCGCTTGCCGACGCTGATGGTGTCAGCGTACTTGTCCAGCGCCTCGGCCAAAGTCTTGTCCGGGTATGCCGTGGACGCACCCTTGATGATGGCAGCTTCCTCGACAGCGGCCCACGATTGAGCCTGTGCCTTGGTTGGCTTGACCTTGGATTTGCGCACACCCATCAGTTCGATTTCAGCACGCCAGCCAGATTTAAGTTTTCTAAAGTACGCCATGATTTCCCCCGCTTCCCGCACTTTGCGGGATATTTGCGAGGCTCCATCATACGACTTGGTGTTTCTGGGTGTAACTGTGCGCGACTCAACAGTGCGAATTGTCAACAAAAAAGCCCTGTTCTCATAGGAGAAAGGGCTTAAATGCGCGACTCGGTAGTAGTCACATGGTTTTAACGGTTTTAAGCCGTTGGTGCGCGGGGCGGGACTCGCAAATCTTTATAAATCAAAGACTTGCGAAAGATATGCGGGATTTCAGCGGGGTGCTGTGGAAGTTCCCTCATGCCAGCGCGAACAGAGGCGAGATTATAGGGTGGCTCACTTGGGCCAGGCCTCCATCAGAGTTCGGATGTCCGAAACATGGCCTTCAGCCTTGCCTGCCAGCTCTGTATATCTGTCTGCGCAGATAGCGAGTAGCTCACCGCTGGTACGGGCTGCGATAGCGCAGGCATCATGACTGGTGTTGGCGGCTCGCATGGAGGTAGTGATTTCGTCGCGCAGCCCGACAGCAGCAGACTTAGCAGAATCAAGCTCACGACGAAGAACAACAGCGCGACCCGCCGCATTGTTCTGAGCCACAATGATTGCCGATGTAACTCTCTCAGCAGCGGCCCGATTGGCTCTTGCGATGGCAATTCGCTCTTGTGCATGGGATAACTCCTGTTTGGTGATCTGGTGACCCTGCAACTGCCAGGCCAGCCCGAAGCCAGCCACGCTACCCGCAGCAGCGGCAATGGCGGTTGTCAATAAGGTGAAGTTCATATCGTGTTGTTGCAGGCACGCAACCCTTGTTTGTAGCTAATCGCCTTCTCGGCCTGCACAATGGCGGAGAACTCGATGAACGTGAACAGCGCACAGCCGCCCTCGTCCGCACACTTTTTGGCCTGCTGCTCTGGCGTGAGTCCGGTGTCCTGGGCGACAAGCGCCGTTGCGGCAAGGAGCATGCCAATACCAAGAATGATTCTGTTCATCAGCCGTCCCATCCTTCCGTTTGAATGGCGCGGCGCTCTTGCACAGTGCGCTCGCCAAAATACTTGCGGGGGTTACCGCACATCCAACAGCTACAAATTGCAGGTGTCTCGGCCATGCTCTTGCCTTGCCCGTTGTACTTCTTGCGATTGGCCTTGACGCGATTGGCATCATGGATGCGCTGGGCGAGTGTCATTGCAGCGCCATGCATGCGGCATGCCTCTCTTGTGCGCGAAGCCACACACCCCGGCAGCGGTTCGCCGGGTCTTTGCAGTCCTTGCCAGCAGCGCGGCGCGAGTCGAGGTTCAGATAGGCATCACACGAGGCCAAGTAGTTCCCGGCATTGATGTACTTCACGACATCCGAGCGGCAAGCGCCACCGGAGCCGCGCCAGTAGGCAAAGTTCACCAGCGTGTCGTATTCCACTTGCGTGAGTTCGCCGGTCACGCAGCGCTTCAAATTCAACTCGTCTTTTCCGATGTGCACCAAGCTCATGCGCAGCGCCTTCTGGGGGGTCACGGTGTCACCCATCTTGACCGGGGAGCCGTCCGGGTTGAAGGTGGAGCCAAAGCCCACGGTCGCCCGGTCGCCGGGGATCGGAATCACGGCTTTGTCGGTATAGCCTTCGTGCATCACCAGCGTCACCAGTGCGGCAGCGCTCAGTGTTAACCCAGCAATGGTTTTGCGCTGAATCATGGCAAGCTCTTAGGTTGCGCCACCAGCCTTGCCACAGCAGCGCCAGCGCTGGTGAACACGGCCAGCATTGCCATCGTGTGCGGCGGCACGAACTCACCGAAAAATGGCAGGGCCACCTCGGCGGCTGAAAACAGCGCAGACAGCAGGGCCAGTCGGATCGACCACGCCTTGAGAAACACCTTCTTTGCGTCTTCAATCAGTTCCATGTCCACCCCCACATGTCCATCCAGATCAGCCACAAGGTAACACTCAGGTCGTTCATGATTTCCCTTTCCATGCGAACCACAAAGCCACCAGCGGCCCCACGATGGCGGTTGTCCATTTCAGGAACGCGCCAAAGTGCCCGGCCAGCCGAAAGAAACTTTTGCCCAGCCGCACAATGTCCAACACCTCGGTCAGGTCGGCGCGTATGTCTTGCACACTGGCCTCAATCGTGCTCATGCGTGTGCTACCCAAGGCCAGCCGGTCTTCGATGTCCTGCACATCGGTGCAGCCAAGGTGGCACTCAAACGCCTCACCGTCTGACTTGCGGCGCCGGTGCTGTGGCATGGGGGTGTTTTGGTGCATCAGTGGCTCCGAATCAGTTTGATGTTGTTGAGAATGATCCACAGGTACACCGCGCACAGCAGCAACAGCGTCCAATCAGGAACTTCGGCCCGGACATACAGCAGCCAGCCAATGAATCCGCCCTTCATAATCAGCAGCGTGGGCAACACGCCCAACTTGTCGAACAGGGGCTTCAAGATGCCATTGCCCTCGGTCAGCTTCGGGTTGCGCAAGGCAATCACCGTGGTCAGCAGGTCGAGGACTTGCAGGGCGATCAGGAGGTAGAGGGGGTTCATGCGGCCTCCAATGCAAACTTGTTTGACTTTCTCTGATTCACATCTGCCGGGATAACTTGCAGGTTCCACGGCACATGAAGGCCGCTAACCGTCTTTCCTTGCAGCGGGACAATGTGGTCAACGTGGTATGGCATCTGCATGACCGCTGTACACCATGCTGCCAACGCGTATTCCGTTTCAATGGCGGCAGACATTTGAGGCGTAGTCCACGGCGGGGTCCTGCACTTTTTCCCGGCATCACGCTTCATCCATTTGGCGTTTACCTTTCCACGGTTGCGTTCAGCCCAATCCTTGATGATCTGCTCATGCCGTCCGGGATTACGCTCACGCCATGATGCGAGGGCGGCGTTGTATTTGTCCTTGTTGTTGTCGCGCCATATCTGCGCTGTTGCCAGTCTGGTTTCTTTGTTCAACTCATTCCGAGCTTTACACCGAGCGCTCTCACACGCTTTGCAGTGGGGCATATACCCATCCCGGTGCGTGTTGCTGGTGTAGAAATCTGTGAGTGGCTTTTCAGCCTTACAGCGTGTGCAGGGCTTCATACTGCATTCTCCAAAGCCGACAAACGCGCCTCAATCCCTGCTGCAATGAACAGGTTCAACTGGTCATAGCGGAAGGCGTACCGATCACCCGCCCGCTTGGTTTGCTCAGACCATGCCGCCTTGGCTTCGATTGCTGCAACAGCAGGGATAGCCGCAACCGCTGGCGTCAGTTCATTGCCATCCTCGTCAAAGGTGGCTTCCACTGCTGGAACTGCTTCAACCGCTGCCACTGCTTCAATGGCAGGGTGTTCGGTGAACTCGTCTTGCCAGACATCGTGGCAGATAAAGCCGTAGGCAAACGGTGACAGTCCGTTGGCTTCCATGATCTCAATGGCACGCTGCACCGTCATACCAACATGGGAACGGGCGGCATCGCCCTTGGCTTGAATGGATGCAAGGAACTTGTAGGTGCCGATCTCTTTAGACAGTTGCTTGGCTGCGTTGATTTCAGCCGGGGTCAGTGCGGAGACTGCTGTTTTCTCACGCGCATCCGAGGTGTTGATCGTGCCTGTTCCAGCATAGACCGTAGCCCAGCGGTAGGTTGCAGAGCCAAGGTTCTCCACGTTGTCCGTGGTGCCGGGTAACAGGTGTCCAGCAGCTTCAAGTGTGAGCGCCTGCGTAAACGTAATCGCGTTGCCTGCGGTGCCGGAGGGGGCGGTGAACCAACGATGAGCACCTTGGAATTGGTCATAGTTACTTGATGCAATGCTGGAAACTATGTATCTCCACGCTCCGGAGCCGTAGTAAGCATTGTGTGAAATATTAAGTGCTGATGTGCTTCCGCTGTAACTAGCGTACCCAATTTGACAAACTTTATCCGATGCACCCCAAGCACTCGGCGTAACCCCCAGCCCGAGGTTGCCGGAGGCGTCTAGGGTGGCTCTAGTCGTTGTAGAGTCGCCAGAGCGTAGATAAATATTGTCACTGTCGAGGTAACTATTTGATGTGCCACCGTTGCCCAAGAGGAATTGCACCACGCCGGTTTTGAGTGCGCGAAGCGGAGCAACGCCGCCAGTAGAGCTAATGTCTGCACCACCCGTCGCACTCAGCGCTCCGGTGACGGCTAGGCCGGTGGAGGAGACTGTGGCGCGAACAGCACCAGACGCTATGAGAAGTGCCGTGTGCTCTACAGGGTTAAGCAGAAGGCCACTAAAGTTCGCTCCACCATTGGCAGTATCTAAAAACCCGCAGTTTGCGGAGTCTGTGTAGATATATGCAGCGCGTGGCGTTGCCCCGTTGTTCGAGAATACAGCAGCATCCCCAGCAAAGGCCCGTGTCGCACTCACCGTAGTAAAACTCCCCGCTGCTGGGGTAGTGGCTCCGATGACTGTGGAATTGATACCTGTGGAGGTGATACGGGCGCGCTCTGCGCCAGTCCCGCCGGCAGGGGGGCGTGATGCAAAGATAATGTCTGCGCCCCATGTCCCATTTGCCTCTTGGGTGATAAGGGCATCCGGGTAGCTTGGGTGGCCCGTTCCAAGACCAAGACCTTTGTTGAACGTGGTGAAGTCTGGAATTGAACTCAATCCCGGTTCACTAAATACAGCATCACCACCAAGAGATGTTCTTTGCGCAGTCGCCAAAGTAGTAAAGCTCCCCGGTATCGTCCCCCCATTGATCCAAGCCGCAAGGGTGGCCTTGATGTTGGCCCATGTGAGTTTTTTCAGGCCAAAGGTGGCAGCAGAGTCCGACAGCGGCAGCTCATCCGCATCGACGGGGGTGGCTTTGTCGGTCGCGGCGTGGGTGCCGTAGGCCAAGTCCACGTTGGGCGCGGATTGCGTGATCGTCCATGCGGCAATTGTTCCGCTGCCTCGCGCTTCTCTGACATCGACCACCAGCGTGGTGGTGCTGTAGCTGGTGACTTGCCCCACCATCCAGTTCGTGCTGGGCGCTGCGCTGTCGGCAATGACCAAGTACATGCCTAACTGAAAGCTCTTGCCAGCGGTGACGGTGAAGGTTTTGCTTCCCACGCCAACGGCCACGCTGCTGGCGCTGGTGTCGGTGGTTGAGTTGAAGTTCATGGCCGCAGCCAGGGCGTTGGCTTCGTCGGTGAAGGTCGGCAGCGCGGCCAGAAAGGTGTCGGCGCGGCTGGCAAAGTTAACCGGGTCGCTTCGGGTGGGCGGCGTCGGGAGTGCGGTGATCGTCATGGGGGTGCCTTTCGGGTTAGACAAGACCTTCGATTTCGAGCGCGTAGAGCGTTCTGGTCGGATAGGCGATGGTTGCGGAGAAGTCTCGGTAGAAGCCGTACACAATGGCGGCTTCTTCAAGTCGGGTGTCGCTGGATGCGATCCACACGCAAGGGGTGGCGCGTAGTTGGTACATGAGCCGCTGCACGCGGTTTACCTGGGCCACGTTCAGCACAAGGTTGACACTGAGCCGTTTGCGGAACGCGCCCTGCACAAAGGTGGTGACGCCTGTGGTGGCGTTGGTGTTCTTTTTGCTGTAGTCCAGAATGCCCGCGCTGGCTCCGTACTCGGCGTCACCGATGTGCGAACTCAGGCCGAACAGCAAGCCGCCAAGGCCGACATCGACCCCGCTGGTAAGTGTGACCGTGATGTGCGCGGTCTGGTAGGGAGGGATGTTCTCAAAGATGCCGATGGTGCGGTTGCTGGTTTCGTCGTAGAAAAAGTAGGCGTACCAATCGGTTGGCACGTCCCCGGTGAACGGGAGTGTGCTGTCGTAG